ATCCTGATAGCTGACGCAACAACGCCGCCTGTGCCGCTTGGTAATAAGATAATGTCTTCGTTTGATCTTGCTGACGTTATCCTTCTTCCGTTGACATCTAGATCTCCTCCCAATTGTGGAGTTGAATCTTCTATGAGGTCATTGGCCTCTGCTGTAGAGCCATACAACTCATTGAAATTGTCGTTTATCTTGTCAAATGCTGTTCGTAACGGATCACCTGTGCCGTCGTTTGCACTTGATCCTATGTTTATTGATTGTTGTGCCATGTTAATATCCTCTTTGTACAGGATTATTTAGTATAGATTGTAAGAACCTAATGTAAAATTATATGTCTACTGCTATCCTTTGGAATTTGAAAACAGTACTTGCATCTGAGATATTGGTTACCCTTAGTCTAACGTCATTGCCAGACATATCTGCTGTGAAAGTACAAAGTCCTCCGGTGTAGTTTGTGGTTGATCCAAAGGTTGATACATAAGCATCTGAGCCGTCGTGCGTAACATTGGCCTCCACTATTTCGAATCTGCTGTTTGTTGAGTCGGTAATAGATATGAAATATTTTGCACTCCTATAAACTGTCTTATCAAATGTGTTCAGTGTGCTAGTAGTAGATGTTGCAACTGTGGTCGTTGCGTCAGCAAGATCGCTGTGACTTAAAGTTGCGCCTGCCGATGCAAATGAAAGTGTTCCCAACCCATCTGTTTTTATAAACTGTCCTGAAGAACCATCTGATACTGGGAAAGTAAATCCACTTATTGTTACTCCACCAGATCCATTTCCTGATAGCTCTAAGTTGGCATTTGAAGAATTGGTTTTTACAGTGTTGTCATCGATTGTAATCTGGCCAAGTGTCAATGCTTGGGTAACAGTCAATGTCGTGAAAGTTCCTGCGGCCGCTGTTGTCCCACCAATGACAGTACCGTCTATAGATCCACTGTTAATATCCGCTTTTGCAATAACAATCTGTCCTGTGCCTGAAGGAGATAGGACAAGATCAGAGTTTGAGGCTGTCGCTTTGATATGGTTATCAGTAATATTGATATTGTTATCTATAGTTAGGCTGTCAACTACTACAGATCCTGTTCCGCCTGGCTCTAATCTTATGTCAGCATTAGAACTTGAAGAAATAATGTTATCGTTGAATGTAAGGTTGTCTACTGTGACTCCTCCACTTGTGAAAGTCATTGCTCCTGTCACGGTTAATGCTCCGAGGGTTGACAATCCCGAAACATTCAAAGTTCCGGTAGTGCTTAGATTTTCATTGCCAAAACTTATTGCTCCACTGGAGTCAGTGATGGATCCATTTGCAAGTGTAAGGTTGCCAAATGTGGAACCTGTTCCTGCGTTCATTGTTCCTGTAGTTGTTAAATTTTCATTGCCAAAACTAATCGCACCTGAAGAATCTGTTATCGAACCATTTGCAAGGGTTAAGTTTCCAACTGTGGATCCTGATCCTGCTGAAATGGCTCCTAAGAAGTTAGTGGCTCCTGACACTGTCATTGATCCATCAACAATCAAGCCTTCGTTGATATTGATAGTAGATGAGTCAGTTGAGCTCAAAGTAGTGCCTTTTATCTGTATTGCACCAAAGACAACATTTCCTGTTCCAGCCGGAATCAAATTAATATCTTCGTTGGATCTTGTGCCCTCGATGTTGTTTCCATTGATTCTTAGTGCAGGAAATTCCACTGCTCCGGCGCCGGCCGGTTTGAAAACTATGTCGTCGTTTGTTCGAGTGGCTCTAATTTCGTTTCCTGTTACTTGTATTGTTGTAAGGTCAAATCCTGCAGATCCATAAACCTCGGTGAAGTTTGTGTTCACCTTTATCATCGCATCTCGTAACGTGTCTCCTGTTCCGTCGTTTGCGTTGCTACCTACGTTTAAAACTAATTGCGTCATGTTAAATGTTTATTAATCTCCTTACTACCGTAACTTTATGGGCATTAGTACTACTTATCGCCCCTCTCAGCCTTACGTCATCCCCTGACACTTCAGTTGTAAAGTCAACGAGATCACCTGTGGTTGCACTGTTTGTCCTACCAAAAGTAGAAACGTATGAATTCGTACCGTCATGGGTTACCCTTGCTTCCAGCGTCTCGTAGTTTCCAAGTGTGCCTGTGTTGGAATCTGATATGGTGATAAAGTATGATGCACTCCTGTGAGTGGTCTTGTCAAACGTATCTAAGATAGCATTTGACTGTGGATTTCCAGTAGGCCTGTTCAGCGGAATCTTGAATACGTTAGCTATCGTGCTAGATTGTTCCACAGTGCTTTCTGCTCGTAGCTTCACATTACCGCTATCTACTGCCGAAGTGATTGTGATAAATGGAGAACTTGCTGATTCACTGTTTATGTCAAAGTCTGAGTGGTAGGCATCTGCGCCATCGCTTACTAACATGACTTCGGAAAATTGCACCCTGTCGTCTGTATCTTTCATTGCGATTAGATAGTACGCCGCCTGTTCATCTGAGTGTGCAAATGAGTCAAGTGTTGTGAATGCATCTGCATCACCTCTCAGCATGTGTATCCTGAACGCATTCACAGTGGTGCTCGAACCAGAAGTTGATGATGCCTTAAGCGAAATTGTTGTTGATCCGTTGTGATCTGCGGACAAGGAAAGCTGTGGTGTGCCTTTGCTCGAAACAAAAGGGCCTTCATGCACGAATGCCTCCCTACCGTTGGAAAGCACAGTGGCCTCCATGATTGATGCCGTGGACTCCCCACTGTTACGGGCAACTATTATGTAGTGCCCTCCTGTGTGAGCAGTGTCTTCGAATGTGTCTATTGTTGTAGCGGTACTGGATACTGAGACAGCTCCAATTGTGTTGAAGTCTGTGCCTGTGGCACCTGATAGACCGTCACTTAAAAGGATTCTATAGAATTTTAGGACTGTGTCGGCCACCAGTGGTGTTGCAGTCACAACAACATTGCCATCACTTATCGATGCTGTCAATGTGTACAGTGACGTGTTACTAAAATGTTCATTGAAAGTCGTTATGAATGCATTGGTGCCATCGTGTACAACCATGGCCTCCATGTTGCTTACTGTCCCAGTGGAATCAGTGGCACTGAAATAATATTTTGCCCCTCTGAAACTTGATGCTGAAAATGAATCAGCCGTGCTGGAAGTAACTGCAGGTGCCTTCAATCTAACGGCATAGGCCTGTACCGTGGATGATCCCGAGGTTGAACTTGCTTTAACTTCAACATTACCGCTGGATATGGTTGCTGTAATCTCCAACATATCTGTTGCCTTGGTGCTAACATTTGGACCTTGTGACACAAATACATTTGTACCATCAGTGACCACAGTGGCTTCACAAATAAAATTTTCACTGCCGCCTTTTTGGCCGGTGATCACATAATGCACCGCATCTGTATCACTTGCCTGGAAGTTATCGAAAGCTGTTGCACTGCTTGAAACAATGGTGTTTCCAACTACTTTCCTTGTGCTGTCGCTTGTGGCCTCGTCTGATTCGGAGTCACCAAATGCAACTATCCTGTTTACTATTACTTTTGTACTACCACCTGCTGTTGCGGAAGCCCTTAATCTAAAAGCAGTGCCACTTATGTCCGCGGTCAAACTTATCAGACTGTTGTTGCCCGAGAAGTGTTCGTTGTATGAAGTGATGTATGCGTTGGTGCCGTCATGTGTTACCAATGCTTCAATGTTTCCGCATTCTCCTGTGGCCTGATTCTTAACATTTATAAAATATTTTGCTCCCACGTGTGATCCGTGTGATATCTGGTCTAGTGTTGTGACTGTGCTGTCAATGATATCAACATGCATTATGTCATGAACAAGACCAAGCTCACCAACGTAACCTGTGGAGTCACTGTCTCCGATTCCTATTCTGTAATATGCCATTGTGTTACTTGGACCAACTGTTGAACCGTCTCCATCAGTAACTCTTAAACGCACTTTAGATGCACTGTCACCTGCTGTGACCATGTCTGCATCAAAAGTTGGATGGTTGTCTCCGGGATCTGTGCTGGTCACAGCGGACGAAGTTAAAAACGCATCATTAAAATTGTGTAGCACAGATATTTTCTGTGTTTCAAAACTGCCATTGGATAGGTCACGTGTAATAACATGATACATTGCCCCATTGAATTCTGAGGCTGTAAATTCTGCTCCTGTTCTTGTTGCCGCGAGTAGTCCTTGTGTTGTTCCTGTTGCAATTACATGATCAACTTTTGTTTCTGTATTACCTCCTAGCGTTACACCCGCTTCAGTCGTAACTCTTCCGGAAGTGCCGTCAGCGGTGTTGTCGCCCAACCCTATTGCAAAATATGACGTTGCATTTTTGACTGCTGTGGAGCCATCATTTACTCCAGTCATTTTTAAATCTATGTTTGAACCATTCACTACAACGTCGGCAGTGTTGATGTCGTTCATTGCACCTGTTTTTAGTACAGATGAATCTGTGATTCCGGCCACTCTTGTACTTCCGTCACTTGATATACCCTGGTTGGTAGAATATTTGTGCATTGCAAACTCGCCATTGGTTATATCTTTGTGTATTGCGTGGAACCAAACACTGTCAAATGTGTTTGCGTAAGTGGCTATTGTTTTTTGTGAACTGACGTCAGGTGATGCATCTCCCCTGAAAGTGTTTGTGTCAATTGTTGTCTGTGCGGTATTAGTGATAGTTTGAGCACCCAACACGTCAACGTAGGTTCCGTCTGCCGCTGAATCGTTGTCAGCAATCAATATCCTGTACATTGTTATTCTGCAAGTGCCTGTTGTTCCATTTGCACCTCTTAACCTGACATTGCCTCCGCTTATGTCAGCAGTGAATGTAGCCAAAGGAGTTAAAGAACCGTTTGATATGACTGTGTTGTACTCTGTAACAAATGCATCCGTGCCATCATGCGTTAAAAGTACCTCAGTTGATGAAACTTCATTTGATGTTGTGTTGTTTATAGAAATGAAATATTTTGCCGCTCTTGCACTCGATGTTGAGAAACTATCTAAAGTTGCCGTCGCAGAATCGAGATCCGCAGTGACTTTGGTTGACGCAAGTCCTGATGCCGCCTGTGAGCCAGATGAATCATTATCACCCAGACCTATTCTGAAGTAAGAAACTGCATTGTCCGAAGATACAGAAGAATCTGCAAGTAATCCTGCCCTGCCGGTTAACCTTACATTACCTACTGCTGTTCTCACATCCGCGTCCATTAATGGCTCTCTGTCAGCACCTGAACTATTTACGATCTGTGAAGAACCAGTAAAGACATCAAAAGTTGAACCGTCCTCTGTGCCCTGGGCAAGGATAGTTTTTTGAAATTGAAATTCTATGGCACTGTCTGCCGCTTTGTTCCTGCTCAAAACAAGATACCATGCACTGTCGTATTTTGATTGAGAAAATTCGTCGATCACCACTGGAGTGGAAATAAGTTGTTCGTGTCTTCCTGTGGCAGTGTTGGCGTCTATCAATGTCTTTGTAGAGAATCCAATAGTCTGTTGATTGTCAACGATAGTTGATTCACTGAAAGATATGGAGTTTACAAAGAACGATAGTCCTTTGCTACCATCGGTCTTCAGGAAAGCACCTGTGTCACCGTCTGAATTGGGAAGTGAAAAATCATTTATTATAACCTTGCCTGAACCGTTGGCGGCAAATTCCAAGTTGTCGTTTGACCTGTTTGTTGACATGGTGTTGCCAGAGAAAGTGATCTTGTTAGGAATCACCAAAGTACTATAACCGATCGGCTGTGTGAAGTTACCAGCGGCGGGCTCGTTGGCGCCGATGACGGTATTGTCAATTGTGCCTGCGTCGA